ATCATTCTGATTAACATTTCACGGTCAATTTCTGCCTGAATTTCGTACGACATAGCGTTCGTTAATTCAGTATCGATATCAATACCGTTCATGTTCTTCAAGTCTTGTTCGAGTTCAACTGACCAGTTAGCACCTAAGCGTCTTGTACCAGCTTCAACTGCAGTCTTTTCAAATGTTACTTCGAATGTAGGAATTGCGTTCGTTAATTCGTAGTTTTGTAAGAGAGCAGCGATACCTTGGTCTACTGACTGTGTGCCAGCAGGACCACCTGTAATCCACTGTGTTAAGGTACCATAAGCACCTTGTGAACCAGATAGATAAGCAGCGGTAGTACCGGTATAAGCGGTCTGTAAGTACTGATATCCAGCTTCATTACCTGCTGCTTCAGCCAAGATTGATGGCTGAGAAGGAGGATAATTTGTACCAGAACCTGCACCGTCATTTGTTCCAAGGGTTTGACCCGTGTAACGGTAACGTAATGCAAATGCTAGTCCAACTGGACCGGCCATTGGTTGAACACCAACGATCTCGTTTGTGATTAACTCGGGAAAAGTACGTCTAATCATCGGAATCAAGATCTTCGGTAGGCGGAAGTCACCTGTTGCGTATGTGTCTGTACCTTGTGTACCTGTAACTGTTGTACCGGCATACATTGTAGCTGCATTACCAACTGCACCTGGGTTACCAGCACGATTAATGCCAGATGAACCTGGGTTATAGTTTGGACCTGCTTCACGAATACACCACTGCTCTTGGTTCTCAAGTAGCATAGCTGTATTCAAGCGTGTGTGATCGTCTTCGATTGCTGCAACACTCTTTGAAGTATAATCGAGCACTGGTGCCCATTTTTCAAGGAGAGCTGCTGCTCTTGTTTCATCGATATAGGCCTGTGTAGGTCTAATTGATTTCATATTTGTTATTTTCCTTTATAATCTATAATAATCGACCCCAAAACCATTGTGAGTGGTTAGGTAACTCAGGAGATAACCTTTTAGAAAGTGTTTCTTAGTACTTACTTAATTCTTTTAAGTAAGGAGAGAGTGTAACGTCTTCATTGATCACTTCTGCTTGTTCAAAAACAACGCGATCGACGTTTGTACTCTCGGTAAGAGCTTCTTCTTTTAAGGACTCAAGTCTGTTATTGCTCTTCTTATCAAACAACTTTAAAGTGTAATCAAAGTTCTCTTTAATGAACTCTGGTGACTTATTAGAAAATACTTTCTTAATGTATTTCTTTTGTTGTTCGTCAAGATTTTGCGTACGCTGTTCGATTACTAAACTTGCCTTAATGGCATTTAGTTCATCTTTTAGCGTTGCATTCTCGGCAACGACAGACTCAAGCTTGCTAGAAGCTTCATTTATTTGGTTTCTTCCGTCAAGAATTGCTTCTTTAATACTCTCTTTTTGTAGAGCAGCATCGACGGCCAAATGGGATCTTAGATTTTCTAGAACTGTAATAGCTTTCTTATTACGTACAGCCTCTTTAATTTCTTCAGCTGGGACTGTTTCTTCTAGATATGTATCTAAATAATCACTGATAGATTCAACTAACTGTGATTTGAAATTGTTTGCATCTTCAGTAAGAATCTTTTCATACTTGTTGATGACTATTTTGAGCTTTTCTGCTCTATCTGCATCCACTGCTTCAACAACTTTTTCTAATTTGGTTGAGTGGTCAGCATCAATTGCTTCTAATAATTGGGAAAGCTTCTTGCTGTATAATTCATCTTGTTCGGCTAGTGCCTTTTCAACGTGAATTTGTACTTTTTCTTGGACCTTGCTGTTAATTGCGTTTTGAATCTCGGTCATTGATTCTGGAGTTAAATCTTTTAAGGTTTCCATATTAGAAAATGTTGCTATTATTATTTATTATCTTACGTTTAATTTTTTCATTAACGCTCGCTTTAAGATAGTCATTTGCTTGTTTAAATCTTTGATCAAGCACTGCAGCGATAAACTTTTTAATGTCTTTCTTCATCGTTATAATTTATTTATGAAAGATAAGATGGTTTGACGTAAGTATTCGTCTTTATTCTTAAGAGGAAGTGTACTAATACCCTTTTCAAATTTATCATATAGTTCAGCAAATGATCCATCTGCTTCTAATACATATTGCTTACTTTCAAGAATTCCATTAACAAAAGCTTTATCAAAGCTAGGATCTGCTACAACGTCAACGGCTACTAATCTAAAGTCTTTAACTCTGTTAACGCCATTTGACTCTGCAACTAATTGACCTAAACCTCTTGTACTAACACCAATTTTAACACCATCTTCAATAAGACTACGAACAATTAAACCTGTAGGCGTTGATAAAATCTTGCTCTTACCGTAAAATACGTTACCATCTTGCTTTAACTCTGTAATGATATGACAAGCCCGAGTTAAGTCAACATCAGCTGTTGTTGGGTGGTTTAGCTCACCCATTGCTCTACCCTCTTTAATCATTTCACGGGTATAACGATCGACTTCCGTTTTCATCTCATTTAGTGAGTAGATTCTACGGTTACGATTAGCACCTTCAGCCATCATGAAAGGTCCTTTTATATAGTAGTTTCTTGGTTGGTTAGAATTCTTTTCCTCAACGATATATTCAAAATCGTTGTTATTTGTAGGTGTTTCTACAATAAGTTTAAAACTCATATGTTATTATTTATTATCGCGCGTGCCTAATCAACGGATGCCTAGCTCTTTTTCCGTTAATATAACAAATTGACAGCCTTTCTTTTCTGCCCACTTTTTAGCAGCCTCCCATTTGGCTTGATTAGTTATCCAAGTAGTTTGTTCATATAACATAGTAGATTGTTTTTTTCTTGAATTTGAAATGGGTTTTTCTACTTGTTTACTTGGTTTTATTTCAATTAAAAACTTCTGTTTCTCTCCTTTACTATCTTTAAACACTACATAGTTATCAACAAAGTATCTATGCACTTTATTGTCTAGTGGGTTGATGTAAGGTATGATAACATTTTCACTACCCCAAGCTAATACATTTTCATTGAGATCAGCCCATCTAAAAAACTTCAATTCCCAACTTGATCTATATTGAGGATAATTACTACCAACGTACTTACCACTATTTTGTGGTCTAAAGATACCCTGCTTAAAATAGGTTTCCATTACATCTGGTATAGAGGTCTAATTACATCTGCTTCTGTAGTTTGACCATCTTTTAACTTATTGATACTGATCATTAAATCAGCTTTATGGTCACCGGATAGTTTAGTATCATTTACAGCATGTTTAGCTTCTTCAAATTTCTTTTGTTTAATTAATGCAATAACTTTCATTAATGCAGGATCTTTTTTCTTCATCTCAACTCTACCTTTAGTGGGTTCGTTGATTGTTTTTGATCTTTGTGATTTACCCACAATATAATTAAATGTTCTTTCTGGACTATTCAAGAGGTTATTTCTTTGAATATCAGTTAATACTGTTTTATAAATTGATAATAAATGAAACGCTGGGTCAATACCTTCTTGCATTTCACTCTTAGCAAATTTTGATAGTGGTTCAAACTCTGTTTTTCCTCTATAAATGTCATTAAGGAAATTTATAGCAGCTTTTTCATCTGGACCTTGTCCTGCTATATCTACATCCTGTAACGATTTAAATTCACCACTATTAGCTTGTTTTAATCTCTCTACAAAATTTGTTGATCCTTCTTTAATTAAATCTTGTACTGCATCTAAAGTGTCTTGTCTTGCTGCTTCACATTTTGTCTTCCATTGACCAGCTAATTGCTCATGTTCTTTAATTTCTTTAATTAACCAACTTTCATACGACACACCTTTTCTAGTAATTGGTCTTAGTCTCTGTCCTCTAAACTCTTTACTCTTACCATACATGGACATTTCACCTTTGTTTCGAAGTTTTGTTCCTGCTGTGGAAAGACCACCTCTTACGTTTTCCAATTCTTTGTACAATCTATTTGTATAAGCTTCTTCAGCTTTCCATTCATGATGTAAACTACTATAGTGAGACATCACTCTTTGAAGTTCTTTACCAGCTTCTGGATCACTAGCAGTAACGGTTAAAGCAATCTTTATGAGTCTACTAGCTTCAGCTGCTATGTATCTTCCTTTATCTGGTGTTAGGTTAACTTCTGGTTTTCTAACTTCAGGGTTTTCAATACCAGTACTTTTACGGAACCCAGCAGGTCCAGTAGCTACAAATTTGTTAGGATCTTTACCTTCTTTCTCGGTAATTAGACCAGCAAGTTCACTAAACTTCATGTTATTATTTATGATTAAGCTACCCAGAACATTGGTGGTTCGTTGTCGCCAAAGCCAGGTGCACCTTCATATAGCTGTCTTTCAAGTTCTTTCTTTTCTTCTAAACCTTCAGCTAACATATCAGCATTTACTTGACCACCACCAAATAGCGATGTACCTGTAAACTTACCTCTTACTCTACCTAAAGTGATTTTACTCAATGCTAAAGCATATTGATACACCCATTGTTCCTTAATAACATCTCTCAATGCTCTTTCTACGTAACATTGAATGACTGCATAGTATTGAATTGTTTGATACTGTGATTGTTGTGGTTGAGGATATAGTCTCATAATTTGAGTCCTATCATCAAAATCCCAACTTGGTTTAGTAGCAAGGAGCTTTTCCCTATTCTTTAACCAATCCTTTAATACATACCAACTGATTAAGTCAAACCCATAATTACCCATCGAGTAACTGAAATACGTTTGTTGCGCTAACGTCTGCTCAATGGTAAACAAAGTATTAATGCCTGACGTAGAACCTTCTTCTAAGTCTACTACCGCAATTACTTTACGGTAATCCATTATATCGTAGTCAAAGCTATTCAAATAATTTGGATTGTTTCCATCAACTGGTGAACCTAATTGTGTTATATTGTTCTTTAAACTTGGAGTAAAGTAAGGTGATAAATCAATTTGTGTTTGTGTAGCAGATATAATTTGATTATATGTGGAAAGACTTACAACTGTATTAGTAAAGATACCATACTGATAAGAAGCAGATAAAGCTGAACTACTTAAGAAGTAACTTCCTGGTATAGCGCTATTAGCTGTAAAAACATTATTATTATCGTTTACATACTTGCTAAACAAAGGATTACCTCTTTCAGTTCCATTTATATTTGGATCAAATAGATCTAACTGTGCAAGATATGTTGAATTAGCTTGTGCTGTAAACAACGTATCTAACTTTATACCATAGTTTGGTATATAAAGATTGCTATTAAAGATTAGATACTCTCTAGTATAGCCTGCAAACTTAGTAAACATTTCACAAGCAATACTAATATTATCATTTAACTGATCTACATGTAACTCAACGTTAACTGTAGGAAAACCTAATGACCTTAATATTCTTTGCCCTACAGCATTGAACGAGGTCATTTTACTTGATAAGTTAGAACTCTGAAATGCTGAGATTGGGGTTATTGCGCAACGATTTGGTATTGCCATGGCTTATAATATTTAAGTTGCTGGTGCTGGAGCTGCTTCAGCTCCCCCTGCTGGTGCTGCTTCTCCACCGGCTGGCGGTGCTGCTTCTGCTCCTGCTGCTGGTGCTCCAAATGCTGGAGGAGTTGCTGAACCACCTGATGGAGTAGCTCCTGCTCCTGCTTCTGCTGGAGCTGCACCTGGTGCACCACCTGCTGTCATTTGATCTCTCCAGTTAGGACCACCTGCTAAAATCTGATTTAATTCCCATTCTAGTTCCTTATCCTTACGTAAGTACTCTCTATTAGCTTTAACATCAATATCGTTCCAACCTAATAGTTTCTTTTGAGCATATGTTTGAGATATTGATTGATTACTTGCTAAGTTATTAAAGTTTGTTACCTTGAGTTCCATCTTTTGATTTTCTCTTAACTCATAGAAGTTAGTTGGTACGTTAAATTCAATATGTAAGTTTTGTTCTTTAATATCAAACTTTTCTAACAAACCTTTTAATTTAAGGTGAGTAATAAAACCATTCTTTAAACCGCTTGCAAAGTTTTGCTGTAAACGAATAATGAAGCGAGCAAACTTAAGTTCCTCTCTCAATATTTCATTACCATCTTTAAACACTGTTTCTGTGTTTAATCTATTAGTTGGTACCTTTAATGCTTTGTATAACTTGTTTACAAAGTACATTAAGTCAGTCAACTCACCTAAATTAGCACCACCCTCTAATTGAGATACTGTAGTTCCTTCTGAACCTTGTCTCTTAGCAAACCAAAAACTATCCAACATTGATTGTGGATTGAACTTCTGAACTGGGTTAGATTGCTGATTAACGTCAAAGGTTTTCTTACTCCAATACTCTTGAATCAACTTACGTAAGTAAGCTTCAGCTTTTGGAGGTGACATATTACCAACGTCAACATTAAAGATTAAACGTTCTGGAGCTCTTACTAAACGGTATATAACAATTGAATCTTCAATTAATGATAACTGTCTATATGCTCTTCTTGCATTCTCAATGAATGGTAATCTGAAAGTCTTATCTTG